TGGGTTGTAGTCAGCAATGTCAAAGGTCAAGCCATTGCGGGTATCAATGATGTTTGTGACTTGCCTACGAACAATCTGCGCGTTGATGGTCGCACCAGTAAGATTGATTGGCAAGTTTGTATTGGAATTTGTAAATGTCAAATTCCAGTAAGTATTCTGGTTGTAAACCAATTCGCCAGCAAGAATTGGATTGTCAAAGCCCGACACTTGGGCTAGTGTATTTTTATTAAAGACAGCCATTGTTGTTCCCTGAACTCAGTTAGAACTTCCGCACTCTTGCGGGTCTGAATGTCGTGTCTTGTTTTACCGATTCTAATAGGCTTTTTAAGTTGGCGCAACAGGCCAAACAACATTAAATGGATAGCCTGATTGCTGTGGAATATCCCGCAATTCTTGCCGATAGGTTGCCCATGCTTCTTGTTGGGCAGTGCTTAAAGGGTTGTTTGGAATTTGGGTCCAATCAGACCCTGCTAACAATGTGTTTCTAGTACCTTTGACTTCTAATTCTTTGAGTTGTAAATTTTCAACCCAAGAAAAAGTTGTGTCATTCCAAAAACAAGATGTTGATGGCTTGTCTGGTTTTTTTATGACCAAACCATTCTGAAAATAGTATGTATCAGGCGCACACAAACTATCCACTTCTAAAAAAGTGTCATTTGGATATTTTTGTTTTGTCGCCTCAAACGAAGCCTCATCAAGCCCGTACCCTTGTTGTAAGACGTTGTTAGATATTCTTGCGTAAAATTTCATTAGCGTCTCCGGATAAATGCACTCAGCACAATGTTTTGAAAAGCGTAAGAACCGCCACTGCCAAAACCACCCGCTAAACCATAAGCATAACCATTCAAATTCAATGTTTGCGTTCCAGTTGTTGCAACTGTTGCTGTGGCTCGAATAATTTTAGAAGTGACCCATCCTTGCAAACTTGTGATGGGGCTACTTTCTGTTATGCCATCAAAGTTTGTAATGCTTGAACCTAAAGTGTCTTCTACTACAACACCATTAAATTGAAGTTCGGCTTTTAATACTGATATGTAAGTGTAATTGTCCCAAATGTATGGAGGCAAAGTATTTACTCTTGGGTCATATGTTGCCTCAAGCAAAACTATATCACCCGCATTAGCATCAAATGTGATTGACGCAAAAGTATCAATAAGTGGTCCAGTAACATATCCTGACCACCACCTGTTAAATCCATTGTAAGAACCGTAAGCTACGGTCGTGACAGCGTTTAAATTAATGTTTCCAGTAGCAACCACATTGCCGTTCAAATACATGGCACTACCATTGTAGGTAATGTTAGTAGATGAATTACCTAAAGCAAATGTGCCATCGGTATTGATCTTTGCTCCTGTGCCACTCATGCTTGTGCCAGACACCGCAGGGCTTGAACCCACGCTCAAAGATGAACCGCTAATTGAACCTGCTGTAATCGTTCCTAAATTGGCTGTGATTGCCGATAGGGTTGAGACAGACATTCTGTCAGCAGTAATTGTGTTGGACGCAATTTGTCCAGCAGTGATGGTATTGGCAGCAATCTTACTTGCATCAATTGTATTAGCACCAATATTGCCAGCCGCTAAAACGCCCACTTGAGCCGTTCCAATTGCCGCGCTATTGATGTAGGTTGATACGTTAGCAGTAGTGATGGCATTGATGTAAGCAAATGCACCAGCACCCAATGTTCCAAGAGACACATTGCTATTCAAAATACCCGCTGGCGCATTGGATAGATTGGTATTGACTGCATTGATGCCGTTAGGTGTAACTGCACCACCACCAGCACCAGACAATGTGCCATTTGAATTAATGCTAATTGCACTATTGGCAACAGCAGTTCCAGCACCAGAACCAATGCCAAACAAACTTCCACTAGAAATATAGATTTGATCGTTAGCAACAACAGTTCCTGTACCTGTACCAATGCCAGAAATAGCACCACCAGAAACAGAAATGTTAGTGTTAAGCCAACCAGAAGCAGGGGTAATGTTGGCAAAGTTAAGTGGAGTGCCATTGCCCAAAATCACATTGCCTGAACCGTCTTTTAGCGTAAGGTTGTTTGAGTTAATGTTGGCAGGGAAAACCACCGTTCCATTAAGCGTGATGGCAGAGCCGTTATAGGTAATGTTGTTGGTTGAGTTACCGACAGCAAAGTTGCCAGACGAGTAAATGACTGCGCCTGAACCCGTCATGGTCGTGCCACTGATTGCACCCGTGTTAGATTGAATCGTTCCAGAGACAGTCAAATTTCCTGTGTTTGCAGTAATTGCAGATAGGCTGCCAACTTTTAACGCAGAAAGATAAGGGACATTCCAAACCGTGTTTCCAGTAACAGGGTCATAAATACCATCTGATTGATAAACAGATTCACCCGCAGTAATTGTTGGTGGCTGTGCAATCCAGACAGTTCCAGTTCCCCAAGAATTATTTGGAGGGAATGATGCGCTTCCTGATGTTGTGATAGTTGTTGGCGTTGTATCCAAAGAACTCAAAGTTGTTTTGGAGTAGCAGATTCGAGAAGATGCACCTTGATTGCCAGTAGCACCAGTTCCACCTGACGGGCCTGTAGGACCTGTAGCACCCGTAGCGCCATTAGTCCCCGCATAACCCGAAGCAATGATGCTAGACAAGCCCCAATTGATTGTAGTGGTGGTTGCCGTAGCCGTATCAGTAATATTGACTGTAGCCGCCCAAAGTGTAAACCCTGTACTTGGCGAACTTGTAATAGATGTACTCCAGCCAGAAGGCGCAGCATACGCACCAGTTGACCATGTATAAGTTGTAGTTCCTGTTGGGCTAGAAGGCAATGTAGCCGCCCACAAATAAACTGTAGGTCTTGCAGTCTGAAGGCCATTTGTTCCATTTGTGCCGTTAGTACCATTAGCGCCATTAGCACCGTTAGCAGTTACAGAAGATATGGTGAAACCACTTGTCCAACTGATTGTTGAAGTAGTTGTTCCAGCCGCCACCACGGTAGGCTTAATTGCTGTCCACAACTGAATCCCCGCAGTTGCAGGATTAGCGGGGATAGTAGTTGTCCAACCACCACCGCCTGTATAACTTGAGTTAACTCCTGTTGACCAAGTGTAGGTAGATGAACCGCTTGGGTTGGATGGTGTGGTGGTGGCCCATTGATACAGAGTAGGGTTAGCCGCTTGATTGCCATCAGTACCCGGTGAACCAGTTGCGCCTTGGTCAACAAACACAAATTGCAATACAGCCGTTGCACCCTGAGACACCACGCCCAAAGCAGATTTGTATCGCACAGGCACAGTCAATGTCGCTGGTGATGAAGTCATTGCTGTTGGGATTCCCCATTGAGCAAATGTGCCACCGTCAGTAATTGAACCCATAACCAAACCGCCTGATGTAGATACATCCGCATTGCCTGTGGTTGATGATGCTCCAATACGCCAAGTGTTATCTACAAAAGACGCATCACTATCTGCTTGAGCAGTTACAAAGTCGATTGCACCGCCAGCCGCAGAGCCGTACAGTTGTGTAATCAACCCTGTAAAAGATGGAACAAGTGATGAGTTTCTCGGCACTTGCATCACGATTGGTGAGAAAGTTGCTAAGAACGTACCCGCCACCGCAGTTGTTGTTGGATTTGGCAACCAACTAAAACCTGTTGATGTGGCAGACAGAGCAGAACCACCAATTTCATTTGCCACTTTAAAGGCAAAATAATAAGTTGCTGTAGGCAGGTTAAGGTCAGCAAAGGTCAAACTGGTAGAAGGCGCAAATGGTTGCGAGTTAGGCAGTGTCTCAACACCCCAAACCGCCCAATCAGAAGTGGTTGGGCTGCTTACCGTTGTATAAAACAAAGTAACTTCAGTAACCCTGCCAGTTGCAGGTATTCCGCAAACAACATCAAAGTGCGGAATGGTTGAAGTTGGATTGATGTTCGCTACTGTAGGCGCTGTCAAATTGCTAAAAAAATTAGGGTTTGACAGATTGCTATTTGGTGTTGGCGAAAATGCTGTGATGGAAGCATCGTCATAAACTTGTGCGTTGTACTCATTCAATTCAAGAGCCGCACCCAAGTTGCCATCAGGCAAAGAGGCTTCAGAAACTTTAATGACACGGAATAATTTATTTGTCCAGCCATAAGCAGAGTTGGTAACGCTAATCACATCGCCAGCATCTACCTGAATACCGTTATAGGCTGTAGAGAAAGTAACAATTAAATCTTCCCGTGCTTGCTCAAGCATCCTGTTTGCAAGGTATTGCGCTTGCACAGAATCATTGACCAAACCTAAAGTAATTGTGTATTTGTTATCAGGCTCATTTGCAAACAACAATCCTGAAGGCGTGTTCAAGTAAACATAATCTGATTGGTCGCGGTTTAACTTGCTGGGAAACTGCGCCTGAATCTGGTTAATGCTAGAAGCAATATCAAACGCACTAACGCGAATCTCGCCAACAATATTTGAATCATCAAATGAGAATGAAGAAGATTCTGCTTTGTTGATGACAACAGACCATTTACCAGTTGCAGCGTTGTATTGATTCCACGAGTCGCAAGCCAACATGATTTGGTCAAGGTTAGACAATACGTCTTGACCCGTATCCATTACACCGTTAATTCGGTAACGAGGCTGAGTAGAAGAACCGCCAGCCGCAGGGGTGTAGGTAATTGTTTGGTCAGAGTAAGTATTTAGCGCAGTTGCTGTCGTAGCATCCACAATGCTTGCATCCATTGCACAGCCATACTTGTCGTTTGTGATGTAGTCATACCAAACATCGCCCGGCTTTGCCACACCAGTGCTGTTCAAATAATGCGAAGCCTTAAAGGTGATGGGTTGCATTTGCGTTGTGCCAGCATCCCTGTTGTAAACCATCTTCACAATAGCAAACGCCAAGCCATTCATTTGACGACCGCTAGAAGGCCATCTTTGACCCACAGCAATGTCAGAACCGCCCATAACAGAGTTAGGTAAGGCTGTGCCATTCAAAGCAGTAATAGTCCCTGCTTCGTTAGATCTGTATAGGTTGATGTAAAGATTGCCAGAAATCTTTGTTTGAATATTTCCGGCGCCATCAGTCAGACTTACTACTTTTGTTGGGTCAGTGCCATCAAATGTAATTGTCTGGTCTTGCCAGTACATCTTTGTTGTGTCAAAAGAAAACTGACCATTAGGGCTAATCTGAGATATAGCCAAAACATAGTACATTGTTTTCTGGTCTGTCGATAACACAGCATCGACAAACACACCGCCAAGATAAGCATCGCCATAAACGATTGGAATACTATTTGTGGTGGATGGTGGAACTTGTTGGCGAACACCGTTATCCACATTTTGATTGGCATTTCCTGAAGTAAATACGCGAGTCACAATTGTGGAAACAGCAAAGTTAATGGCAAACCTTGCTGCAAGCAATGTCATGCCAGTTAATTCAAGCCCCATTGCGGCTAATACAAGTGTGGATGGCATTTTCAGTCCCTAAAGAAAGTTGCTTCGAGAGGCGTATAACCTCTCTTTGTATAGTCTATCAAAGGTGAGTTTGCCATTACAGTTGTGCAGACAAAATCAACTCTTTTATTGTTCAGCATATCTTGGGCAAGTTCATCAAACTTAATCCACAATTTGCCACCAATAGATTTACCTCGATGCTCTGGCATTACCCACCAAGCCAATTCACGCAATTCCAATACTTTAGGACACCAGACATTTTGAGTAATGATGGCGGCAATCATGCCCCTGTGGTCATCATCAATCAGAATAAATCCCCGACCACTCAGCATTTGAAATATCAATTGCCCAACATGGTCTGAGTTATGTGCATCTGGTCTTGTCAAAACGGGGATAGGCGCTTCTTTTGCATACTCCCGCATCATCCATACCAAAACTGGAATATCGTGTCTTGTAGCCTGTCTTATCATGTTTATGCTTCTTGTGAGGCAAAACCAGAATCAGATGGTGAATTAGTTGCAGATTGACTACCTTGCACAGGCGGTGAACCAAAGTCAAAGTAAGTTGAGGCAATGACAGGAACTCTGTCCATGCTTGTGTCGCTAGGGTAAAAGTTCTTCCACACCGAAGGATTGGTTTTTAATCCGCTAATACGGTTTTGCAAAATAGTCCTAAATGATGAGCAACTAATTGAACAAGTAGCCACCCTCGACCGCATCTGCTGATTCCAATCCTCAGTCACAGAAAAGTTACCAACATAACCTTGATACCGTTTAAAAAACTGCAAGGTTGGAGTTGTGATAATTTGGTTGTTGGAATCAACGAATCCGCGCCAAATTTCTACCAACGAACCTTTGATGTCTGCACCGAGTATTACTGCCACATTAGCGCCATCAACACCAGTTAAAGCAATCGTAAGGTCGCCACTGGTCGCCTTAGTCTCGCGTTTAATGTCGCCAATGCTTAATAGGCTTCCCAAGTTGCTGTAAGTAGTTCCACCTACAGTAATGGGTGATGCTGCATTGCAAAAAGTATAAGTGTTTGTGGCGGTTGTCAGTTTGACAAACTCGCCATAATTGATTGACGGGCTAGATAAAGCCGCTATTGTTGTACTCATCCTGTAATGTCCTCTCTAAAGACAAAAGGCGCATCCCACGCAACAAACGCACCATTTGTCATAGGGTTAAGTGTATAGGTGGGACAAGTTTCTGCCAACATATAAAACGTGCAAGCCGTACCGACAGCAGTCAAAGTACCTACCGTAGGCGTTCCAATTACAGGTCGATGTAGCGTAACACTCACAGTAGAGCCAGAGCCTCTTAAAACATTATCTGTGACCTTGTAGGGGTACAAACCCATCTGCAAGAAGTCGCCAGCCTTAAACACATAAGCAGAAGATGAAACCGAAGGCAAATTGCCCACAGAAATGGTTGTTGCATTAGCCGCTGGCGCTGATGCCAATGTCAAAGCATTTACTTGCCCTGTCGTCAAGTCGCCTTGATAAGCAACAAACCAAGACAGATTTGTACTGGCAAATGAAATGCTTTCAGGCAACTGGCGGTCTTTATTGTCAATGGCTTGAATGACATTACGAACCTGTGGGTAATACAAGTAGTTGTGCGGTGTAACAGTAAACACCCAAGGCACAGAAGTAAGATATTGAGCCACACGAACTTGACCTGAACGGCTTACTTGTTGACCAACAGTCCTACGGTTATTTACCGTCATGGATTGCTGAATATCAAATATTGTCTGTAGCGACATTATGTTCTCCCGTAATTTGTAGCAAGGTTTTTCTCACCGTATTTATTTGCCGCCCAAATAGCCGTAGAACTTCCAAGCAGTCTGTCTTCAAATGACTTAGTGTCAATTGCGTTGATGTAATTGTTTGTGACGTTTGTAACATTACCCATTTGACTTGTTTGACTATTTGGAATGATAGTTCCAGAACCAGAAGGCATAAACAATTCTGGCCCTTTTTCGCCAACCATATAAGGAGTGTTAGCAGATACAGGACCGCCAGAAGCTCTTCCCGGTGGATTAAAAACATGTTCTGTAATGCCACCACTAACAGAGTAAGAAGATTGCGATAATGGATTACCTCCAAACATCATTCTTAAAAATGATAACGCCATTGCTTTCATTTCGATAGCAATCAAGTCTTGAATAACACTACGAGCAAAGTCTTTCATAGACAGTTTGCCGGTTCGGACAAAGTTATCAATAGCAGAAGACATATTGCTCCAAACACTGTCAAAAACTTGAGAAGTCTTTTTCATTGAATCTTGAAGTTCAACATTAAATCTTTCAAGTGTTTCTTGTTGTTTAAGTGCTTCAATATTTGCAAATGGCTTTTCTTTTTCTCTTTGATACTTTAGTGAAATTTGCGCCAACTGAACTTCTTTTTCAGATGCATAAATCATTTGATTTTTAAGCATCAAATCTTGTTTATCAATTTCTAAAGATTTTGTTTTATCTCTAATTTGTTGTTTGATACTTTCTTGCAAAAGATACTCTGCGGTCATCTCATCATCAAATGTTTTTTTCTGATCCATTTCAAACTGATGTCTATACATCATTTCTTTTTGACGAACCAACCTAATCTTTTCATTTTTCTTTACTTCAATAAGAATTTCTTCTTGTGCAAGTTGTGTGGCAAGAAGACTACCCATTGCCCTTTTTTCTTCTGCACTTTTAGCTGCAAACTCTGTTCTTTTATCAGCTTTTTCTTTTTCAGATTCAGCTTCAATACGCTGAATTTCATTTAATGATGCTAAAGATGTTGTGTATTTAATATCAGCTTTTAGTTTTTCAATTGCGGTAGTAATTTGCTTTTCTTTATCAATACCGCCAGCACCAGCCCTATCTTTAATTTTCTTTGCTTCTTCTTCAGCAATTCTTGAAGCTCTGTCAGCTTTATCCATTTCAGAGCCAACTCTTTCAGTAATGCCGGCAAGTTCAGCCTTCATTGCTTCAAGCATTTTTCTTTGAGAAGATAAATCAGCATTAGGAAAATCTCTTGATCTTACTTCAAGCCAATTTGCTAATTTATTAATTTTCTCTTGCAGAACTATAGCTCTATCAATACCAGACTCTCGACCAAATCCCAACATTGCATCCCATGCGCTAGATGCCCAATGTGTAATATTTTTCCAAGCAGTTTCTAAAGTACCAAGGTCCCTAGTTGTTTTAGCAAAACTCTGTGATAACAAATCAGCAGTTAAACGAATAGCTTCTTGTTCTTTGCCTTGTTTTTCAAGCAATTCAATTTGTTTATATTGTTCAAGTGATAAAAAATGATATGTATCGTTTAATTTTCTAGCAGAAGAAGCTGTTCCATTTAAAGAGGGAATTAATTTATTTGCCGCTTCTGATGCACTTAAACCAGAAAGTTTTCCAAATTGCAAAACAGCTTGGCTAACTGAATCTAATGATTGTCTTGTAAACTGACCTGAACCAACCAATGCTGCAAGTGCATCTCTAGTTTGACCAATCGACACATTTGCCATGTGACTTAAACTGTCACCCATTTTAATAAATTGATCATAAGCAATTCCAGCAAACTGGCCTGTAAGAGCCATGTCATTACGGAATTTCTTCATTTCTTCATGGGCTTGATACATTGCCAAACCAAGTCCACCAACAGCCGCAGCCGCAGCAGTCATGCCAACCGAAAATGGTGTAATCAATGTGCCAAGGGCTTTAAACATATTGCCAAGACCACCCATCTGATCTTTTAACTGACCACCCTGTTGCAGCAACACAATCATTGGGTTTTGTCCGGCAGCAAGAGAAGTAACAAGGTCAGTTGTCTGATATGTCAAACCCATCTTTTGCTGGGCATTCATTTTGAATTCAGCAGCAGTAACATTTTTTGCTGCATTGGCTACAGCATCATATGCTTTGGCTTTTTCAAGCAACTGGGCCTTCATCTCCTTAGTCGCATTCATAAAGCGACCAGAAGTTGTTTCACGCTCCATCATTTGAACTTTGGTAAGTGTTTTACCGTAGTCATCTGTGGCATTTTTCAGATTAATAAGCTCGCCAGCAGCAGCATTAGTATCTCTGCGAATAGCATTTTTCAGCTTGGCATTTTCTGAAATAGCTTTGTCAATAGAAGCAGTAAATTCAGCAGTGTCTAGCCCAAGTACAACACCCAATCGAGCAATATTTTGTGAAGCCATTATTTCCTCTTTCTAGCCAGCTTTGCTGCGTAATCTGGTATGCGTGAAGCTAATTGAGATTTTAAAACAGTTAATACCTCTCCACCATTTTGCTCTAAAGCTATACGCAAAAAAGGTTTACCTGAAATTTTAGAAGTGCCAAATTCTTGAGCTAGTGAAACGGCACTTTTCTTGACAGAAACCACCGCAATAGCCGCATCGGTTTCATTAACATATTCGCTTCGTTTATCCCTT